ATGGTGCTCTTCGTGCTGGTAGTTTAAATCTTACTGCTGCTGGTACTGCACTTGATGTAGATAATGATGCCAACATCGATGGTGCTTTAACTGTTGATGGTCAAATTGTTTCTAATAAATCAAGTGGTGCTCCATTCTCTATCGCTTCAACTACTAAAGTTAATAATCTAAACGTTGACTTGTTGGATGGTATGACAACTGCAAGTGCTAATACAGCATCTACAGTTGTTAATCGTGATGCTTCTGGAGACTTTGCTGCTAATCAAATCACTGCTGCTAGTGGTACTGGTGCAGGTGCTGGATTCTTAGGTAACGCATCTACTGCTGATACTTGGAAGACTGCTAGAGTATTAACAATTGATGGTGTTGTAAATGGTAATGTATCCATTGATGGTAGTGCTGCTGTTACTCTTACAACTACTTACGATGATGCTGATATAACTGCACTTGCTGCACAGTCTGGTACTGGGTACATGGTCAGGACTGCTGCAAACACTTATGCTCATAGAACATTTGGTGTAACAGCATCTTCTGGTATTACACTTACCAATGCTGATGGTATATCAGGTAACACAACAATTAACGTTGCTTCTGCATCATCCAACGCTGCAAATAACTTAGTCATACGTGACGCATCTGGTGACTTTGCTGCTAATGAGATTACTTCAGATTTAGTTGGTAACCTTACAGGTGCTACTTCTACTACTAAGGATCTTAATCCTGCTGCTGATAGCACATACGATCTTGGAACTAATACAGTTAGATGGCAAGGAATCTTTGCAGATGCTGCAAACATAACTGCTATTACTGGTGCGTTAACTGGTAACGTAACTGGTCAAGTTTCAGATATTTCTAATCATAATACTGGTGCTTTAACAGAAGGATCTAATCTTTACTACACTAATGAGCGTGTAGATGATAGAGTCAATGCTCTTATAGTTGCTGGTACAGGTATAACTAAGGTTTATGATGATGCTGCTGGAACGTATACTCTTACAGTTACACAGGCAGATGTTAATACCGATAATGTAACAGAAGGTTCTACTAACCTCTTTACTACTGCTGCAAGAACCAGAACACACTTCACATATGGTACTGGTATCACACATGATGGTTCAGGTGCTCTTTCTGTAACACAGGCAGACATTAACACAGATAATGTAACTGAAGGTTCAACCAATCTCTTTACAACTGCTGCTAGAACTAGAACTCACTTCACATATGGTACAGGTATTAAACTTGCTACTGCTGACATAGCAATAGACTTTACTGAGTTTAATACTGATAGCATAACTGAAGGATCATCTAATCTTTATTACACTGATGCTAGGGCAGACGCACGTATTGCTGCTGCTGATACTGGAGATCTTACTGAGGGTAGTAACCTTTACTACACAGACGCTAGAGCAGATGCACGTATTGCTGCTGCTGATACTGATGATTTATCTGAAGGTTCAACAAATCTTTATTATACAGACGCAAGAGCAAATGTAAGAGTTGCAGCTGCTACTGGAGCAAACTTAGATCTATCAAGTAAATCTACAACTAACCTTTCTGAAGGAACTAATCAATATTATACAGAAGCAAGAGTACAAGCAAAACTTGATAATGCATTTGAGCAATTGAGTGCAATGCTTAATAACCTTGCAACTTCAACTACATTGGTACTAAATCTATCTGGAGATCCTACTCCTGGATCTGTTGTAACACTTGGATCAATTGTTACTAATGGTGTTGGTGGATTTACTAATGCAACTGGAGTTGCTACGAGTGGAGGTACTGGTTCTGGGTTAACTGTTGATACTACTACAGTAGGTGGAGTGGTTAGTGCAATCGCTCTGAATGCTGCTGGTTCTGGATATGAAGTTGGTGATACTTTAACACTTACTAACCCCAACCTTGGTGGTGTTTCTACACTTAACCTTGGTACTTTGGTAGGTGGTACTGGATACATCACAGCAACTGGAGTTGCTGTATCATCCTCTGGATCAGGAACAGGTGCTACTGTTAACATTACTGCTACAAACGGTGTTCTTACCAACGTCTCAGTTAATGCTGCTGGATCTGGATATGCAAACGGTGAGACATTAACTATTGCTAACGCTAATGCATCTGGTGTCAAGACTCTTGGATCAATTGCTACTGCTGGTACTGGATACTCTGCAGGAACTGTTGCTACAGGAGCAAGTGGATCTGGTGCTGGACTAACAGTTTCTATTAGTGTTGATGGTTCGGGTGCTGTAACTGGTGCGACTATCGTTAACGATGGTTTGAACTATGCTGCTTCTGAAGTTATTACACTAACAAATGCTAATGCATCTGGTGTTAAAACTCTTGGAACTATCTCTGCTGCTGGTACTGGATATACTGAAGGAACTACAACTGGAGTTGCTACATCATCCTCTGGATCAGGAACAGGATTGACAGTTGATGTAACTGCTAATGCTAGTGGAAATGTTACTGCTGTTGCTATCAATGTTGATGGATTGAATTATGCAGCATCCGAAGTTATAACTATTACAGGTGGTGGTGGGGATGCTACTATCCCAGTTTCTGCTATACATGGTAATGGAGCAACAATCCCTGTTTCTGCTATACATGGCACAGGAGCTTCACTTAATACTTCAACTACCTTTACCAATGCTACATTCGCTCTATCTGACATCACAACGATGGAAGTTGGTGCAACTGTAACTGGTGGTACTTCAGGTTCAACAGGAGTTATCACTGCTCTAGGTGCTACTTCAGTTACCGTTGATAATGTTGATGGATTCTTCAAGAAAGGAGAAACCGTTGGTGCTAATGATGTTACTAACTTGACTATCCAATCATTCGCTTAAGATAAATGTCAGCTACAAGACCAGCAACTAAAACTGAGATAAAAGATTATGCTCTTCGTAGGTTAGGATATCCTACGATAGACATCAACGTTGCTACTGAGCAACTAGATGATCTTATTGAAGAAGCAATCGATTACTATCAGGAATATCATTATAATGGAAGTTATAAAACTTTCATGAGAGTTGAAGTTACACAGGCTATGTTGGATCAGGCAGAGGGATTTACTCAGGAAGGTTCAACTTCGTGGTATGGTGCAGACAATTATATTGATACACCTCCAGGAATGTTAGGTATCAATCATGTGTATACCAATATTGGTATGTCGAAAATGTCTGGTGGTAATATATTCAATATTAAATATCAACTCTTCTTGAATGATATGTACAATATGACGCATGGTCGTATTTTACATTACTTTATGACTTCTCAATATCTTGAGACTTTAGATTGGGTGACCAACTCTCAAGCAAATCGTAGAATTAAATGGAACGAGCAACAAGGTCGACTTTATATGGACTTTGATTGGAAAGATATATCACCAGGTGATTATATTATGGTTGATTGTAACATGCGTCAAGACCCAGAAACTTATACTTCTATGTACAATGATAACTGGTTGAAGGATTATGTGGAAGCACTTTTCCAACAACAGTGGGGTCGTAACTTAAGTAAGTATGATGGCATTCAAATGCTAGGTGGTGTTACACTTAATGGTCGTCAGATTCTTGAGGATGCATCAACCTTTAAAGTGGATCTTGAAAAAGAACTGCGTGATCGTTATGAGTTACCACCATTAGATCTAGTAGGTTAATGTATGGCATATTCAAATACACCAGCACAGGATTACGTTCAGTCAGACTATACTAATTCTGCAAGATTGAACATTAATGGTTCTGCTCAAGAGCAGAAGTTCATGGAAAACTTAGTTGTAGAGAGCATTGAAATTTACGGGCAAGATATTTACTACGTGCCGAGAACTATTGTCAACCGTGATACAGTCTTCGGAGAGGACTCTGATGGCAAATTTGAAAGTGCCAAAGCTATTCGTGCCTATGTCAATAATGTTGAAGGATGGGAAGGCCAAGGCGAGCTTCTTACGAAGTTTGGAATCCGCATCGAGGATAAGACAACGTTTATATTCTCCCGTGAAAAGTTTAAAGAAAAGGTTGATGACTCGACTGTACTCAATGTCGAAGGAAGACCCAACGAAGGGGATTTAATTTGGTTCCCACTAACAAAACATTTATTTGAAATTAAGTTTGTAGAAGTCGAACGTCCTTTCTATCAGTTAGGTAAAGGGTATGTTTGGGAATGTCAGTGCGAACTCTTCGAGTATAGTGACGAAGAGATTGATACTGGTCTCGCTGCTCTTGATGCTATAGAGACTAACTTTGCTAATGCTATTACAGTTGGTCTTGTTGCTGGTGGGTCAGGAGACTTTACTGTTGGTGAGACTGTAACTGGTGGAACATCTAATGTTACTGCTGAAGTTAAGTCTTGGGATTCTGGTACAAGGACACTTATTGTTATTAATCGCTCTGGTACGTTTACTATACCAGAGACAATTACAGGAGGTACATCCAGTGCATCTTGGACAACGGCTACATATAATACAGTAGATAATAAGAATATTACCTACGATCAAAACTACGAGTTTGAAACAGCTGACAACGATATTATCGACTTTAGCGAATCTAATCCATTTGGTACAGTTGCATCATCCACTGACTTGACAATCTAATGCTAGGAACCTATTCATATCACGAGATATTTAGAAAGACTATTGTAGCTTTCGGAACAATGTTTAACAACATTGAAATACGTCGCCAAGATGAGGTGATGAAAGTTCCATTGGCATATGGTCCTAAGCAGAAATTTTTAGCTCGTTTGGATCAGAACCCAGATCCTACA